ATATAAAAGTAGGCTTCCCTGATATTATATACCAGGAAAGCCTAAATATTTTTCAATTAAAACTTATTAGATAGCTATCGGAGACATTACGGCATCGATATCAGAAGTCTCAGTAAACTGGACAGCGAAGTCGTAACGTAGGGTCATCTCAATAGTATGGAACTCGTTAGTTGAGTAGTTAAACTCGCCTAGCTTCCAGCCTTTCGGGTAGCAACCGTAGAGATTAACGTGAGTAATCGGGTTACGGTGAGCGTCTAGTTGCCAGATAGTTACAGTTCTCTTGAAGATGGGAGCTTCAGTAATACCTGCAAGACCCTCAGGGCTTGGGTTTACTTCGCTAGTGCCGTTACCTAGACCACCATAGTGAATACCGTAGACTGGGTCGTACACACTTCTCATCCATGCGAAAAGCGCATCAGCGATATCACCTTTGATTAAATTGTCAAAAGTAACAGTAATTTCATCAGGTGAAGCTTTGCCGGGATAGTAGAACTTTTCGTTTACACGATGAACTTCAATGTCTTCAACAGTAAAGCCCGGTTGAGTAACTTGCTTTGCGGCGAGAGTAAGACGGTCTTGTGACTCCAGACCAGGAACGTTAGAAAGAGCACCTGCGAATTGCGGAATCTGAATTTCCCAAGCGTATGCACGGAAAGATTCGAGTGCGTGGGAAAGACGTGGGCTGTCAGCGATTAGCTCGGCAGCCCTGTCTACGTAGTATTTTCCATTAGCCATGTTGTTTGTTTACCTCAATATTATATAGTGTTATACACTAGCTGATTGATTTGTGAGGTTAAGCTCAAATACCAAGATTTCAGCGGTCTTAGTAGGCTTGATAATAACCTTGCACCAAAGTTCGTTGCGGTCAACGCGAAGGGGAGTGTTAGTAGTTGAATCGCACGTTACAGAGAATTGAGTGATGCCTCGTCTCTGTTGAATGTCAGCCAACGCGGGGTTGATGACGCTTCGTACAGCTTCCCAAGTAACGGGGTCGTTCGGCTCAAACACAAACCTACGGGCGGCTTGTAGTACAAGTCTACGTAAGTAAATCATCAAGCGACGAACGTTAATTCTGTCTAGAGCGGTAGATGCTCTTTGAGTTGTTTTTTGTCCGTAGATAACAATTCCATCTTGGAGGAACTTGGTTACCGGGTTAACAACATTCCCAGGACCATAGAGAGCGTCTCTATCGCCTTGGTTGAGTTGTACCTCAACATCAGTCGGCTTAGTCAGACGACCTCTACGCAAGCCAGCAGGGGCAAACCATGGGTCCGATACTTCATCAGTGAAGCACATCTGACCGATAGCGAAGATTGACGGGTCGAACCAAGTATCAGCGCCGGTGTAGGTGTTAAAGGATTTTACCCATGGCCAATATAGAGCAGCGTAGCTACTGTTTAGAGCGGCGGTTCTACCAGTTGCTTGACCGTTAGACCACGCAATGGCTTGTTGAGCGCTTCTAAATCCTACAGGAGGAGATACAACTGCAATAAAGTTTTGAGTGGTCTCAGCCAAGCTAACAAGCTCGTTCTGTACGTTCTGGTCGGTTACGCCTGGAACAGCAGCCATGGTAATCGGAGTTGCTTCCGAGTCCAAAGCCCGAAGACCTTGGGCGGCAGTTTGTCCAATCAGCGCTGTTCTTACGTTAGAGTTACTTAAGTTACCACCGTAATCCGAAGCATCACCATTCTTACCGCCAGAAAGGTCGAAGTAAATGTTCGGGTTATTTGCAGTACCATCTAAAGAGAGGCAGCGGAATGCATGTGCGGCGGTGGCGACTTTCGAGGACTTACCTATTTGGTAAGCGGTTGAAATCGTAGTACCTCCCGCGAAGGTGGTCGGCTCAGTCCAGGTATTAGTACCAGAAGGTTCAATGCTAGAATCATACTGGTAGAAGTTACCTTTAACGTACTGAGAAACAGCGTTAATAAGTCCTTGATTAAGAACGTCTTCCGGCCATAGGCTGGTTGCTGAGGTGGTACTACCGGGCTTCCATAAACCCATCTCGTAGCTTTCTTCCAAACCTCCCTCGGAATAGATGTTAGTCACAAAACGACCTTGGTCGTTAGTATGAACAATATCTGCTTGAAGACCACGGTACTGTAACCCTCCCGTATAGTTCACTGCGGAGTAGTTATAGCCTAGTCCTGGGTACAGGGAATTTATTTGATAAGCACCTGCTTGAGTCGCATCGACGTAATCAAGAAGAGCGCCCGAGGGTACGTTTCCAGTCCAAGCGCCATCCTCATATCCCAACGCGTCGGCTTGCGCTGCTTCTAGTACACAGGCACTACCACCGAAGAAGGTGGTAGGACCAGTCGCCATATCAGGAACAACAAAGAAAGGCGTGGAGGATACAGTTCCTACAGAGTTAACAGTCGTTGCCGCAGCCGACCATACGAAGTCATTAACATCGAATGGTTGACCTGACAACCAAGTTCCGGTAAAATCAAATTGACCACGAGCGCCTCCCCCAACACTGAGAGAAGAGGAGATAAACGTGTTGACTGTAAGTCGTGAAGCGGTGGACCCAGTTGCGCCCGGTTCTCTTGCTACAAGCATACCACTTGTAGCGCCGTAACCACTAGGAATGAAGGAAACCGGTCCAGTAGTTGGGTTGACTGCATCTCCAAGACCAGCCTGTATAGCTTGCTGCCACAGGTCGGTGGTCATTCCAGTCGCATCTAGCGGCGCTGGCATTACAGATAACGCAGAAGCATACGGGCGGTCGCGATAAGCGTAGAAGGTAGCGGTCTCCCCAACGGATGCGCCGTTCTTATCCCAAGCATTTACATCAAACCTATAAGCTACAGTACCATTTGCCAGTCCAGTAAAAGCACCCATGTTTACAGCAATGTTTGGGTGGGTCACCAAAGGAATAGTGTATCGAGCATCTTTAGCTTCAGAAGTCGCGGCTCTAACATAATAAACTTGGTTAGTCTTTTGCAGAATCTCCAAAGCCGCATAAATACCTTGACCGCCATTCACTAGGTCAGGAGTACCAAACTCCCGAATCACTTGGGCAGGGTTGGTTAGGAGTGTTGGGGTGTCAACAGGACCGCGAGAAGCAAATCCTACCAAACCAACGATAGACGGATTGACAGAAGGAGCGTAATCAGATACGTCCTTTTCAATCGTATAAACACCGGGGGAAACGAAGTTAGCCATATTTTACCTTAAATTATGTTGAGAAGATGTCTTTTTTGAAGTTCCAGACAAAGGTCTGTAATTGATTTTTCTGGAACAGAAATCTTCTGTCCGGCAGATAAGCATATATGCTCAAACAAGCGACCGGACTTTAGAACAATTTCTAAATCCTGTCCTGCGATGTTTACAATTGTACGATTCTTCATAAACTTCTTCCTCTTTAGTATTTAGCTAATCGAGCGGTAAAAAAAGTCGTATTTTTAGAAATTAACTAGAAGGAAGAGGTGGTACAACTACAGTTTCTGACCCAGAGGTAGAGAGAATGGAGGTTGACGGGGTGCCGGTCCCAGAGAACGCAATATCGGTTTTCAACTCTACGTCATAGCGCATCTCTCTAATGGCTCCGTTGCTTTGAATCATGTACTTTCTGGTAGGCATCCACGTCTCTACTTCAAAGGTAACAGTTTTCTTGATGATTCGGTCTTCTCTATCAGGTACGGTCAGAGTAGAGTTGTCTGATATAGCGGTAATGAATGCTGGTGCGTTGGTGAGGAAATCGGTCCCTACTCTTAGTTGGGGTCGGAACTTATTCATCACATACTCAATAAGTTGGTTCATGTCCTCTACGTACCTTGCCCATAAATTTAACTGGTAAGATACTTTAACAGCTTTAGGGCACATCGCTGCTACACGCGTGTACCTCATGCTTTTTTTGTCGCGAATCGTCCAGAACTCGATATCCGTATTAGGTTTTCTTCTTTCAAAATCTTCTACGGTGTCGGAGATAGCTAACGTCATTTGAGGTAGCGTTAGATTACGAGTCTTGAAAAGCATCGCAATAGCTCTTTCATAGTTAGCATATGAAACCGTAACCGGCTGTATCTCGTTATCACTTCCGATGATTTGTGCGTCAGAAAAAATATTTAAAAGTTCTCTTGAGGTCTTTCTATAAAACTCTAAACTTCTAAAGTTTTTATTTTCTCTTTCAAATATTTGACGCTTAATATCAAAAACATTAGAGATGCGCTTACCATTATAAAACGTTTCCCTGGTACCATCCACCATAGGAGGATACCTATCATACGGAGGTCCAGATACTTCAACCATTAGTAAGTAGTGAATACGGCTGGCTCTTCAATCTCTTGTAGTAATTGATTTTCAAGCATTTCCATCTCCCTTTGAGATTCTGCGATGAGTGCAGGACCGTTGAGTTGTGCGCCTCCTTGCGGAGATGGGAGAGTAGCATATTTACCTCTAATCTCACCTAGAATACCTTTGGCGATAGCTAGGGTGTACCTTTGAAGCCAACTAATAAAGTAGTGATGCAAGGTCTCCGTGTTAAGACATTTATATTCAATTACTACGGTTTCGGAGTCATCGGCTACAGGTGTTGGGAATACCGTAAGGTATTTATTGTTTAGGATTTGGAAAGACCCTTCTCGCCCCAGAATCTTTCTAATAGATTTGAGGTGCATCTTCATTAGGAGGAAATCGCTAATCGCAAAATCCTGGAACAGGAAGTTATCCTGGAAATACTTAATGAAGAAGTCCATTTCAAGGGACTGTCCAGCTAGAGGTACGCTCAGTAGGGATTTCTTATAAGCAGCATATCTAAAGTTGTTTACGATAAACGATGGCATTTCGTACATATTCGCACCAGCCACAGTGTTAAAAGCACATAGTTGTGTACACCAATCCGGCGCGTGGTAGTCCAACTTACTTATCGCTTCGTCAATAGCCGTTAAGATTTGAAAGTCGTCAAGCTCAACTCGCACAACTGGATAACCCAAACGTGATTTAACCCAGTCTTTAATAATCAAATAAAACCTATTAAACTCTACGTCCTCCGAAAAGTACCTACGATTTAATGAGTCGTAGGGAATATCCCCAGAAGGAGCCGTAATATTGGAGACGTTAGACCCCGCACCGTACCGGTCTACTAAAAAGGGTCCCCATTGGAAATTAGGTTTTACTGGTCCACTAGACATGCTACTATTATATATGGAAGAAGCCCAGCCAAAATAGCTGGGCTTCTTTTATTACTATACTAAGAAGTCTTAGTAGTTGACGTAGGTAGTCGTACCTAGTGACGAAGCCTTCATGAACGGAGTCGTGAGGTAACGGCTGTCAGCACCAACAATACGGATAATGCGGTAGAACCTTGAAGCAGGGTTAATTTGAGCAGTCGCATAGCGAGTAATTAAGCCCTTTCTTGGCTGGAAGGTTTGCGGGTCCGTGATAGTTGGAAGCATTTGCAGCGGAATGTACGGAGCGTACACAAAGCCAGCATCCATCGGAGAAGCACCCTTGTAGCCTACAAGAATCTCATCTTCAGGGTAGAGCGGGTCAACGTAAACGTCGTACTGACCCATCCACTTACCCTTGTAGGTAATCGAGGCACCTAGTTGACCAGCTTCACTACTATCGATACCACCTTCTAGTTTAGCAGCAGACTGGAGCATCGCAGCCACGAATGGCGAGCAGATGATGTAGTTTGCGGCAGAACGTAAAGTAGTTCTGTAGATGTCTTGTGATGCGAAGTTGACAACAGCAATCAAGTTACTGTAAACCTCACCTACGTGACGAGGAGCAAGTCCAAGTGCGGTAGTACCGAAGTCAACGAAGAATACGTTTGAGCCTCTTGAAGGTTCAGTTGGCATAGCATCGCCATCACCTTTGTTACTACCCATACCATACTCGTTAGGGGTAAAACCGCCGTTGGCGTTAGTGCCAAACGGTTGGTCGTAAGTAAAGCTGCCTTGTGCGCCAGTGTTGCCACCGTTAGGACCGCCACCCATTGGTAAACCAGTGTTGCCGAAGTTGTTAGAGTTGCCACCATTAGTGTACGCATCCCATTCAGCGTTGTTTAAGCCTGGAACGATACCATAAGCTAGGGTACGGATGGACTCAACAATTTCGCGGTCGATTTCCAAGGCAACTTCCTTAGAAAGAAGCTCAGTTAATTCACGCTCAAGGTCAAGGTTGTGGTATGCACGAAGGTCTTGTGAAGCTTCCAGCGTCCAAAGGGCGCGGAACTTACGAGTACGTGCAGTTACAGACTGTTGCTCGATAGTGAAGTTAACTTCAGGAAT